TTATTAGTTAATTTATTTAACAGTTCTTGTAATGTTGCTAATATAAAAAAGTCTGATATTTTACTTATTCCTAGTAAGTGAACATATTCTACGTGACTCTTTTCAAATTCTCTTTCTTGAAGCATTAAAGCAATAACATACATAAAGTCTACTAATTTCTTAGGACCTCCAATACACCATCCTTTAAAATCAAAATCTTTAAACTTATGATACCATTCTTTATACTCTTCACTAAAAGTACCTTGAATAACATTTAAGAATTTTGTCTTTCCGCTTTGATGTTTTTCAAACCATTTAAAATTGTCAAATGATATATCCATTGAGTCTTGAAATCTATTTTCAAATGTAACTCGGGGCGGTATATCTAAGTTTGCAGCAACATCACTATTAGCCTCTAACCAATGAAATATCTTTTCTCGAATTGTGCTATCCCACTTTAAAGCACCAGTCGCAATCTGGAATCCTCCTGAATCTCCGAATACAAATGTACCGTCGTCTAATCCCAATTGATCCCGGAAGTCCATTTTCTTATAATGATGACCTGCAGTTACTAGAAAGTATGGGTGTCTCCATTTTTCTGGATACTCTTTTGAAAAAAACCTCATTGAAGTTCCATCTTCAAACTTAGTATTCTTTTTAAATGCAGAAACCATTGATCCTGCGGATAATGATGGTATATATAAAAACTCTTTCCTATCCATTTTGTTCCTGTTTTAATAAATGTTTACAATATTCTCTTTCATGCCAAACGCATATTTCTTTATCATAGTCATTTGCAATAATATATCCTTCCATTTGGCGTCCTAAGTCTGATGTGTCTACTATATCATAGTGAGTTTTAATATTTTCTAACACATCATGAATTGTATCGATTGCTGACTGTACATCAAATGCTTTATACATTCTATCGCTATCTACAAATTCTGGAAATGATCTGAAATTTGGATATACAATATCTGCCCCAAATGCTGTTGCTTCGATTACCGTCCATGACACATAGTCTTGTAATGCTGAATTAAATTGTATTTTGCATGTAGCTAACTCCGTATAATATTCTTCCTTTGTCAGACCGTTCAATAATTTAAATCTAGGTTCTTCTTCTGCTAGTTTATTTAATGCATCAATTGCTCCCGGGAGCATGGATCTAAACTCTTTACCAGATGTGGTTACGTGCCATTCGAAGTCTGGTTTTTGTTTTAGAAACTCTTTTGCCACTTCCATCATAAAGAACGGATTCTTTTCTTTGTCGAGCCTAGATGAATACACAACAACGTCTTTTTTATCTAACGAATTATATTCTGGTAGTTTTGCTAATGTTGCTTGTTTATGAATTGGCAATGATACAACATGTATTGGTGCCGTAAATCCAGCTTCTCTTAATTGTTCTTTATGCACCGTAGACCCAATAAAGATTCCTGTCATTCGTTTATCTAAACCTAACTCAAAGCCACGCATCCAGTTTCTCATTGGATATGTAAAATCATATTCATCAACAGACTGAGCATGTAGCATAGAATAAATCTTAAGATCAATTCCATATAAATCAATTGCATATAATATAGACTCAATTCCTGGATGCCAATAGTCTTGCAGAAATATAATATCCCCATCTTTTACTTCATCGCGATTCAACATATCTAAGAAATTAGCACATTGACTCATTGCAAATTTACCTCTACCGACTGCATCTAATACTGCTCCAATTTTAATTTGCTGATCAGGATCAAACTCTCCTTCTACATCAATAAACTCTAATTCATTAGCATACGGCTCAAATGTTGCCGGCATCCATTCTTTTGATAGCTGATACGTGTATCTAGCTTTTAGTGGCTCTAAGCCAAAATAAAATAATTTTCTCATCTTTCTACTATTGCTCCATTTTCCCAATCTTCCCATACTTCTACTTTGTATAGATTGGTATTATTATCTAAAATCCATTCTCCAATATCTTCGCAACTCATACGACCAAATTCTAATATATTACCTCCAAAATTAGTTCGTAATTGTTTTTTAATTCGACGTTGCATTAAAATAAATTCTTCATCTCTGTCTGTGTGTGTTACTTTTGCATAACACTTAAATCCAAATTGATGCCGATGTCTGTCAGACAAAAACGATACTTCTGGAAATATTTCTTTAGCTTCGGGCCAATTATGAAATCCTTCAATGCTAAACGTTACTACTACTGAGTACTTCATTTGCTATTAACTTTTTAAATTTAGTTGTAGACCATCCATGATCTCTATTAATATAATGTATTGGGATATTTAGATCTTTACCCGTAAACTCTTTATCTTTATAATCGTCTCCTAAGAATCTCACTTTAATTTGAGCTTGTCGATCGGCAATTATATTGTATAATTCAGCTTCAGTGGTATATGTAAGTACATCATCGATCTGCTCAAAGCATTTTAACATTTCAACACGATCTTGTACATTTAGAATCGGCTTTAATTTATGAGGCCTTTCAATAGACGGATCAGTATGTAATAATACTATAAATTTATCACAATTAGATTTACATTCTTTAAACATTGCAATATACCCTGGGTGTATTACATCAAAATTACCTGCAATTATACCAATATCCATCATAGCTCTTCGTCGAATTTATAGTTGCTAGGTTTAATTTCCATCATATTGCATTTAGTTACTTGATGAACTCGATACCAACCGGCATCTATACTAAATGTATCGGTGTCTTTAAGAACTTGTAATGCTTTATCTTGTATTCTATATATAATGTGGCATCTATTAATTAGATCAGGCGGTATACGTGTTATAGTTTCTGTATTTGCTTCTATAGTAATAGCACAATTACTTGTGTCTAATATCAAACGAATTGTTTCTAATTGTTTAGTTCCTACAAAACATTCTAACATGTATTCTATGGTAAAATAATAATGAGGATATTCGTTAACATTAGATACGTTTAGTCCATATTTTTTATCGTCATCTAACTCTCTTACGAAGAATGTCATGATATCAGAATATCTACCTTCAACTTCTAAACCACGCCATTGTTTTTTGCCGTACATATATAACTTTTTTATTTATTATAGTAAAAATATTACTATTTTCCAAATGAAAAGAATTTATTTACCGTATTATTTTCTGGTAATTTACCCCAATTCATTGCTGCGTAAAAATCATCTATCTTTCCTTGCAAATCACGCTCAAACATTTTATCTCTATCAATATACATGTTAACAAAATCTACTAACTCTTTAGGATCTTCATATCCACGCAATGCCATAGTATCAAACCCATATGGATTATTTTTAAGATACCCCCACTTTACTTTTTCTCCATTTGTAATATCAGTTACATCTGTTTTTAATTGTGTTAACATATCGTTAAAATTAATTGCCGATTTAACGTGAGCTGGAGTACCTGACATATATCCAGTAAATGGTTTACGGTTCTTAATGTATTTAGATACCTCTTTGACTCCGGAGTTCTTCATTACATTAAGGACATCTGATTTTTGTATAGACGATTTAAATTCAAATATAATATCCGACGTTTCTGTTTTGCTTTTTTCTTTGAGTACACACCATAATGTTTCCTTCATGATCTTTTTGAAATCAGTCGGAAAACTAGATCGAACTACGTCTAATCCTTTGATATCCATTTTATTAGTTGGTTTACCCTCTTTGAATATTACCCATTGTGCATAACGCTTTTTAGCAATCCAAAGACCGGACTTTGCTACATATTCTTGTTTAATTTGGAATCTATGATCATTAGTGTTATGAAATGCGACAGCATATTGATCATACATTGCATTTACATATTTTTGTATTTCTGAAGCAATCTCATTAGTTTTATCAATCATGAATTGCTCGTCTGTTTCATCAAAACCAGGATATCGTTTTTCTATTAATGGTAATGAACTAACAAATGTAGAAACTGTATCAGTATAAAAAGAAAATTCTGCTTTATTTCCATTTGCATTTATAAAATGATCTTTACCAGTTTCCTTTTCATAATATTTGTTAATTACTTTTGCTGAAAATTTAATTACACTTTGACCAGTTGCCGTAATTGCACCCGCATTGTCTAAATCATGAAATCTAAATGTCTTCAATCCTAATACCCCATAGAATGAATTAAGCAAAACCTTTTGTGTCAATTGTAAGGCATCATAAAATTTATAATCTTCAGACCCAACCTCATATTCATCTCGTTTATTCTTAAAGGTAACACGCTCATTAAACCACTTTTCTAGAATAGCTGGGAGAAATCCTTTTCTAGAAGTATCATAGACTGCCCCGTTACTTGCAACAGTATATTTATTGTTAGATAACCACTGCTTTACGTCTGGTATTGTATTTGGGTTGTTATGAATACTAACTTCTTGACTTTTAGGGCTTAGTAGGCATTCTTCGTCCCAATTATTAATAACACCAATTTTAGTTTCTGGAGATATATTAAGACTCATAATAATTGAAGGATATAGAGAAGTTAAATCTAAATCATATATCCATTTATATAATCCGGGTATTGGTGGCATTACATATGCTCCAGCTAAAGCATCCTGCCGTTCTTCTTCTATAAATCGAAATTGTTTATTTGGTGCTACAAAACCATTTCTTTTTAGATCTACAATTGCAGCTCCGTCTAGATATTTAGATGCATAATATACATCTTCATATGGAACATGTCCTTTATGGCAAATAGTTCTAGCTAAATTAATAAGTTGTAATTTTTCATCTAATTCATATACCAAATCAACATCGGTCATATTATAATAAGCAAACTTATGAATATCCTGCTCAAATAAATCATCTAAATCACCATCATATTCAACTTTACCTTTGCCAAGTTCAGTCTTACCAACTGTATCTAATCTATAATTGGGAAGTTCTGTATATGTAAAGTTTTTATATAATTTGATATAATCTAAACTCGACACCCCGAATATCTTCCACTTTTTACTTTTAGGATTTTGTGTAACTATTCCAGCTGGAGAAAATTTCTTTATAGACTGATTACCTAATACCTTTTTACATCTGCCTAATAAGTATGGAATATCATATCCATCGGTATTCCAACCAGTTATAACCGTTGGTTGAATCTCAGCAAATGCGTTAATGAATCTTGTAAGCAAATCACGTTCACTTCGGAATATTTCCAACACATAGTTATCGCCTTCTATAACTGATTCTTTAATGCGTTTACGTTCATCT